GAGGAAGTACACCGCGGCAGTGATGGACAGTGCCGCCCGCGCCGCAGAGATAAGCGCAGTAATGCAGACAACGCTTGTGCCCGATTCTGTATCCGCTGCGCTTTTAGACCCCATAACCATCATTGAAGCACAACGTAACGCGATTGTTTCATTGCCGGAAGGCTGGACACTGGCACAGCTAAAAGCGGAACAACCAACAACGACATACGCGATGTTTAAGTCCGAGATTATCAAGGAAATGGCGCGGTGTTTATCAATGCCGTTTAACATAGCTGGCGGTGATTCAAGCGGGTACAACTATGCAAGCGGTAGACTCGATCATCAAACATACGATAAGGCAATTGACGTTGAACGCATGGATGTTATATCCGACGTGCTGAACCCGATCTACGCAGAATGGCTTGCCGAATATGCAACCCGAAAGAGTTTATCAAAAGCTGACATAAAGCTGGCTCAATCCCATGAGTGGTATTTTAGTGGGCGCGGTCATGTTGACCCGAAGAAGGAGGCTGACGCTGATAATACAAGATTAAAAAACAAATCTCTTACATATTCATCTTACTATGCGAAGCAGGGGAAAGACTGGAAGCGTGAGGATCAGCAATGGATTAGAGAACGAGTTGATTCCGAATTGAGATGGAACGAGGCGCGCAAAGCCGCCAAGCTTGATCCGGCCCCTTATCCATTGAGCGAAGGCGCGGAAGTCGTTGACGTTGAAGATGATAATGAAAGCCAAGAATCTAAACAAGGGGGAAGCGATGAAGAATGATGGAATAATGAATTTGATTAGCGAATGTAATATCACAGCGGCGGCGGCTAAAGAGGGCGAGCCAACAAAACTGCCAACATTTAATATCATTGCCTATAACGGCGGCAAAATGAATGTTGATATGTGGGGCAACGTAGTTGTTGACCTTGCAGGTATGGAAGTTAGCGATAAGACAGCTATCCTTTACGGCCACGATAACTACTCGCTTGATTCAGTACTCGGTCAGACAAGCAAAATCGAGAAGGGCGACACGCTCTCCGCAACAGGAACGATCATGGGAGAGTCAAGCACGGTCCAACAAGTGTTAGCATTGAGCAAAAACGGATTCAAGTTCCAGGCAAGCATAGGATCGCAGGCGCTTGAGTCAAAGGAAATAGGGGAAGATCAAAGCGCAGATGTGAACGGGCAAACAATAAAGGGGCCGTTTACGCTTGTGAGCAAGAGTAGATTGAGTGAAATTTCAGTCTTACCATTAGGTGCGGATTCCACAACGGAAACGCAGATCGCGGCAAAAGCAGGGCAATCATTAAAAAAGGAGATAAGTATCATGCCCAATAAAACAGAAGAGAAAACCGCAGAAGAGATTCGTGCGGCCGCAGTTGGAGAACAGAATCGTATCTTGCGTTTGCAGGATGTAGCGAAAGACCATCCTGAAATTATGGCAGAAGCCGTAAAGGACGGATGGGACGAAGCAAAGGCAGTGTTGGCAGTTCGTGACGCTCATATCGTTACGTTGGAGGCCAAGATCAAAGCCGATGAGGAAGGTTTAAAGCGTCCGCAAGCCCCGAATATTAAGGCAGACGGAAGCTCAAAGATCAGCCTTAAAGTAATCGAGGCGTCAGCAGCCCTCCATGCCGGACTTAAAACGGCTGAAAAGGTCTATGATTCCGAGACATTGAACAAGGCACAGGACGTAAAGCTGAACAGTATTACTGATCTTGTGCGGGCAGGACTCGCCATGAGCGGTAAGGTGCTTGATTCCAGCCGACATCAAACGAGGGATTTCTTGCAGGCCGCGTTCAGCACACGCGACATTGCAAATATCCTGTCGAACTTGGCTAACAAGTTCATCCTCGAAGGATATGGAACGGTCGAGAAAACGTGGAGAGCTATTGCTGGTATTCGGTCTGTTGTTGATTTCAAAGTCAATACCGGATCTCGCCTTATTATGACCAATCTGCTTCAAGCCATGGGGCCGGGTGGAGAGATCAGTCATGGTGAGCTGTCAGATGATACTCGCACAGTGCAGGCAGATACTAAAGCGTTAATGCTTGGCATTACGCGCAAAGACATCATTAATGATGATCTCAATGCGTTGAGTGACTTGCCGAGGCGTCTTGGTTATGCGGCGGCCAGAACCTTTAATACGGATTTCTGGGCGGCACTTACGGCGGCTGTTGCGGCATCGTTTACTGGCGCCCACGCTAACACAACCACAGGTGCGCTGACAATGGCCACTTTAACGGTTGCCGAGCGTTTGTTCATGGGCTTGACTGATGCCGATGGTAACCCAATCGGAACAGAAGCAAGTATATTACTAACTGGCCTTACAGCTGCTACTCCGGCGCGTGAGTTGTTCGTTTCGACGGATCTCAATGCTGGTGCGTCAGCTCGTAACGTGAAAAAGAATATATTTGCCGCCAAGTTCACTCCTGCTATCACGCGGTATCTGGCAACAGCACCGTGGTATCTGGTATCAGCGCCTCTGGCTATGCCACTGATGCAGGCTGCATTCCTGAACGGCCGTCAAGAACCGTTTGTCGAAACATCAGATGCTGATTTCAATACTCTTGGAATCCAGATGAGATGTTATTTCGATTACGGCGTAGCGATGGGTGAATGGCGCGCTGGTGTTCGTTCGACTGGTGTATAAATAAAACAATCATGGTGAGCCCGGTCTGAAATATGGCCGGGCGATCCTGTAACATAAAAGAAACTGAACGAGGAGAAAAGATCATGGCTACAAAACATAGCGTGGGAAATAGAATTGATTACACCCCGGCCGCTGACGTGGATTCGGGTGATGTTGTTGTGCAGGAAGATTTACTCGGCATTGCAACTGCTGACATTGACGCAGATGTGCTTGGTGTTCTGGATGTTGAAGGTGTATTTGATGTGGCGAAGGATACGGGTAGTGGAACGGCTATTGCCGCTGGTACTATCGTCTATTGGGACGAGACCAACGAGGTTTGCACCGAGACATCATCTGGCAATACCTATATGGGAAAAACTATACTTGCCGCAGCCGCCGGAGATGCGACTGCCAGAGTCAAGCTCACTCCATAACCAATAAAAGGAAATAAAATGGGGGTGTTCCAAACTGCACAAGTCCTGTGTCCGGGTCCGAGATTGGCTGAGGCCATTAGTATACTACAAGGCAGTGGTTTGGACCCCCTTTTTCTTGGGGTAAATAGAGCAGTTGAAGCGATTGAGTGTCAATATTGGGTAGCAATAGATTGGGCGATGATAAAGGAAGGAAGTCCGATGGGTAGTCCGGGGATCATAACAATAAAATCAGCAATACGGAAACTTGCAATGCCAGTGAAAATTGCATATAGGGAAAAAGCTCAACGATCTGACATGCCTCCCGAAAAGATGGGATGGCTAAACTACTCATCCCTGTTGGCGATAGCGGCGGCCTACGATCTTGGATGCAAGCGAATAGAGGTTTACGGTGCGGATATGTCAGGTGTTGAGGATTGGGATGGTAAACAATTAGGCCGCGTATGCAGAACTCCTAAGCGATGGGAGAAGGAACGCAAGCAGTTTGATAGTCTATGTGAATGGATGCAGAGTAAAGGCGTAGAGGTTGTAAGAATATGAATAAAGACCTGCTATTATACACGCACAGCAACAATGCTTATGGGCATTTTGTGATACCGTTTATGTATTTCGCGCTTGTAACCAATCCAAACTATTTTGTCGAGGTGTGGGCTTGCGATTATGATCGGCATGTCAAGAATGTGAATCAGTTAAATGCGATGTTTAATAATCGGGCTTTGGTTGTCACCACTAATACGGAACGCGCGGACACATCGCGTTTCAAATTCCCTCCTAAAACAAGAACGCCATACACCTATATTTCCGATATCGACATCCTTACGCTTGACCAGCATATCGTCGACTGGCATATCGGCAACCTTGACGGAAAATGTTTTTCAAATGCAATCCGCAAAATGGAGGTTAATGAAAAACTTCCACGTTTGTCAGGATTGATGTTTGTTATTACCGACGAATGGTATGACGCGACGAATGACTCAAGATTACGTGACTTTGGCGGCAGTGACGAGATGATTCTGGCGCAAATAGCTTTTGACACATTCCCTGATACGCAGGCACAATTCAAATTTACAGAATGGGCACGACCTATTCACGGAATACACATGTCGCCTGCAAGAAAACCATACTCAAGTCCTGGATGGGAAATTACGAGCAGGTGGATTCATAAGCTGAAAACGATAGAGAAACACAAAACATGGCCGGAGTTCTGGTCAATGACGGATGACAAATGGAAACAAGAATACAAACGCATCGAGTTAGAGAAATAGGAACGCTTCACGCCTCGGATATCTTTGGAAAGATTTATTCGAAAAACGGCTGGATCGGTAACGAGTCTATATCTGGCCCCGGATCAGATGTTGACAGGTGCGAGTCAATTATTGGCTGGCTTCCTAAACTCTTTGCGGATATTCATGTCAAGACCGTTTTGGATATTCCGTGTGGCGACATGAACTGGATGCGAAAGGTTGAACTGGATAGCGTTGAATATATCGGGGCAGACATCGTGCCAGAGCTTATCAATGACAACTTTGAGAGGTACGAATCAACGGGCATGAAGTTTGTTGTGCTCGACATAATACAGGATAAGCTTCCTAAAAGTGATTTGATTTTATGCCGTGACTGCCTGGTGCATTTCTCGTTTGAGGACACTAAGAAAGCAGTCAGCAACATCATAAACAGTGGAGCAAAATATCTTCTGTGTACAACATTCACCGACCCGGAGCGCGAGAATAAGGATATAACGACAGGACATTGGCGACCATTGAACATGCAGAACGCGCCTTTTGATTTTCCGGCTCCGTTGATGGTAAAGAAAGAAAATAATGTCGGAGAGTTTGCCGACAAGAGTCTTGGCTTGTGGGATGTGAGGTATTTAAAATGAACGCTATTGAAGCACAAGCAAACGCTTACGGGTCACACATGCCGGTTCT